TCGTCTTTGGAAAAGGAAAAGAGTTCGAGGATTTGATCTCGGAACCACTGCTGTAGCTTTCTTCCTTTTGCTTTTGCACTTTGGGTTTTGATTTCTTTCTCCTTACATCTAAGAATTTATTTAAACGAACTCTCTTCATCTTAGTGATCCAGCCTTTAGGTATGTGTAGCCTTGAGTTAGATTGCTCATGAGACAATGCAGCAGCGATACATATAGCTGAGTCATCTTCTGATACAACAAACCCCATACTTAATACAGGATGAATGTTAGGTTTAACATTATCTTCCCAACCACAGTCAGACAAAGCGTCCCACCATTCTATATAAACTATTTCTGGAAAGTCTTTGGTGTCCAAATCTCTCCAGCTTTTCTTCGTATCCATAGTAGTCTCGCTCTTTCAGTTAGTGTATCGATGTCATCATCATAAGCAGATAGCACAGCATCAAACAGTTGTTGTTCACCTTCGCAGTCTTGTAATATCTTAGTGGCTTTTTTAATACCTATACCCTTAAGACCTTGAATGTTATCAACACGATCACCAGTTAATATCTGCGTATAGAAATTTCTTATGGCATCTTCTTCTTCTACATAATATAAATCTTCTTTGACAAAATTGTAATGCCAACCACGTAACATGTCGAGGTCTTTATCTATAGACATAACACAAGAAGAATCTTTAGGTAAGTTGTATACTTCAATACCTATTGCATCATCAGCTTCTTGTCCCTCTACTAATTCAAACCCCCACTTACTTGTCAGGTACTCACGTAGTGTGTCGTAATGAACAGGTCTTCTAGCTTTCGCACGGTTGCCCTTGTATGGGGCTTCGGTAGCTATCTCTTGTCGGTAGTTCTTTTTACCAGTAATGAAACCAGAGTAAGACTCAACCCCTTCTATGCTTAAGAGGTTATCAATAAAGTGTCCCATTCTAGAGATGGCAAACTTCTCTTCCTCTGGATCATCAATAGAAAATCCCACACGATAGACTAGGATGTCCCCATCAATGAGGGCTTTGACATCCTGCATTGATGGGGTACTCATTACAACGCTTCTTCTAAGTTGTCATCGAGGGATGTCTCATCGGCTTCATATACAACCAAGTCAGTAATGACTAGCTTGTTGATACCTGCGGATACACCTGCCTTACCTTTGAACTGGTAAGCATAAGGTTTGATCCATGCTACTCCCTTTGATCCGTTACCTACCTTACCTGATACACCTGAACCATCTGGCATCTCAGTCTTGATAGGAAACTTCTTAGATTTAGCTACAATATAGAAGCCTTTATCTTCCTTACGCTTCACCTCGATACCTTGATCCTCTAGTGCAGAGACTGCACCATCAGATAGGTTACACAAATCAACCTGATACTTCTCAGACATCTGGTTTGGTGTGTCAAGGAAAGCCCACATGATATCAGCTTTTACCTTTATTGCTTTTAAGTCTTGCATTTTACTTCTCCTTAGTGTGTTGTTGCCCAATTAGTTCCTATCTTATACTCACCGTCGAGTGGACAACGTAGCCCTAGTGTGAGTCCTGCTTCCTGAATTGCCTGAACGCCAGCTTGACCTACAGATTCAGCAAGTTTTTCATTCGTCTCTATCTGCCATTCATCATGAACATTAGCTACAAATGAAGCATTTATTATACCACGATTCAACTTAGAATGCAACAGTACTAGTGCTTGTTTCATTACGACTGCACCTGCTCCTTGTAGTAATACATTCAAGGCAGCATGAGGTGAGCGAACAATAAGCCTACGTCCATCAAGGCTAGGTAGCCAGCCACGTTTAGCTAGTCTATCTACCTTCTGTCTAAGCGTCTTGAGTGCAGGTGTGTTAGCTAGAAAGCTATCGATTAACTTCTTACCTTCACGCTCACCACCACCTACGACAGCACCTATCTTTGCAGGGCCAGCACCATAAAGAAAAGCATAGATGAAAGTCTTAGCTTGATCCCTGTTAGTAAGCCCTGCTGCTTGCATGTTCTTAGTATGGATGTCACCGCTTAGTATCTCGTTGGTGTACTCCTCGTCACGCATGTAGTGTGCAAGCATACGTAACTCAAGACCACTAGCATCAATGCCTACCAGTACATTACCTTGATCCACTGTCCAACACTCACGACATTCCTTGCCAAACGGATTACCAACACGAACCACCTGTGCAAGATTAGGTTTGCTATGAGTCATCCTACCTGTCACTGCTCCATTGGTGATGATCTTACAGTGAACCCTGTCGGAGTTATCCGCATGGTCAATCCATGATTCAACTTGAGCCACCCGTTTCTGTAACAGTAAGTATTCTGCAATGAGTTTAGCTTCAGGTAAGTCAATAGCTTGTAATACTTTCTCATCAACAATCACCGATCCTTTCTCCGTGTGCTTAGTTGGTTGCCAACCTAGAGCCATGAGACGATGTGCTATTTGCTTGCGTGACCCTGGGTTAAACACTTCTACTTTGTCCTTGAGTCTGTTGCCTGTCTTCTCGCTATACCTGCGTGTTACAATAGGTCTGAAAACTTCTTGTAGTTCTTCCTCAATTTCGTGTAGTCTTTTCCTCCAACCTGCCAAAAGGAACAACGCTTTCTTAACGTCGAGCTTGAATCCTTTCTCTTCTTGTTGCCTAATGATAAGAGCGACAGAAATTTCGAGATCCAGTGAGTCACCCCATACCAATAGATCATTGCTAAGACGCTGATATAATGTTTCGGTAACGGAAACATCCTGTTTGCAATAGCTGACCATCTCTTCTGTAAGGCCACCGTCAAAGTCTTTAAAGTCATCCTTGTAGTTTCCAAGTCTCTTACCCCACGACCTTAGCGAATGGCCATTTTCCAGTATTGGATTTAGCAATCTTGACATGACTAGTGTGTCTGCTATCTTGTGATTGCTTGTGTCTATGTTCCAGATTTTTTGTAGCACAGGCTGATCGAACCCTATGATATTGTGTCCTATCAGTGTGCTTTTTTCTGTTAGGTATTCTGCTAATTGATCTCTCTCTTCCCATACTTTTACCTCCTTAGTTGATAAGTCTTTAGTGACAGCGCACCAGATATGAGTGGCTGTACTGTTAGTCTCAATGTCTATGATGATTGACCTCATAGTTCTTCATTCTCTTGTGTACTATTTACATCAAGCCTATATTTATATAACCCATTACCAATATATTCTTTTTCAACTTTGTACCCACCAAACCTAGTCTTTCTAAAATCCCTCAGTCTTGTGCTAACACTTGCATGAGGATCACCAGTTATGTCTGATATCTCACTCAGTGTTCTCCACTTACCGTCTTTAACACATTCAAATACTCGGTTGATCTGACCAGTTAATCTAACACGGTCTCGCTCATGATCGTAATCAGAACCATCAAATCTTAACTCTCCTTGATATCTCATAATACATCCTCCTCTTCGTCTTTACGTTCAATCATTCTACCAGAATCCAAGTCATAAAGCAAGCGACACGCTGGCCCAGTGAGTCCAGAGAATCTGTTCTTGAGTACACGTACATGAGTGGTGTGTCTCTCAAGTGGATCGTCATCCTGACCATTACGTTCCAAGCCTATCACTAGATCACTAAGCTGTGCGATAGAACCAGAGCCACGTAATTGTGACAAAGATGTGGCAGCACCTTCCTCATGTCCCTTACCATCAGGTCTCTTGAGATGTGACACAACGAACAACGAGATACCACACTCAGCCACAAGCATACGTAGCTTAGTCATGATCTCATCGATAGACTTACGCTCATCACCTGACCCCTGTGCTGACACGACTATGGACACGTGATCCAAAAACACAAACTGACATCCCAAACCTTTAGCGAGAAAGCGAACTCGACTCAGTATGTTATCAATACTCGTTGATCCGAAGTGATCGAACAAGAACATACGACCTGTGCCTAGCGTAGCATCGAACGACTGACGCAACTCATCAGTACTGTACTCTACATCAGGTAGGTGTAAGGGTTTGTTAGCATGGAGTGACATGATAGAACGTGCTGTCTTGTTGGTTGATTCCTCCAAGAACATCAGCCCTATGTTATCGTCTGTGTTCTTCAGCACATGCCACACTAGCTCCCTTACGAACTGTGACTTACCTAGCCCTGACCCTGCTGTGATAGTTACAAGTTCCTCACGTATACCATACGACAACTTGTTGAGTCCTCTGAATGGGTAGTCAACGATACTCTTCTCGACAGGCTTAGACACCTCATCCCACAGGGTAGAGCCATCGATGATACCATCCGGTACATATCGTTCGGACTGCCACCACTTCTCGAAGAATAACTTCTCATCTCCTCGACTCAGATAATCGCAACCATCCTTGAACTCTGACGTAGACTTGAACACCTTGATCTTAGAACCAAAGACTTCAGCTATCTGCTTAGACGCTTCGTGTCCTTGATCGTCGTTGTCCATGAACACAACGATAGAGTCAAAGCTATCAAGCCACTCATAGTTCTTACGGATGTCAGCACCTGCTGATCCTGCTCCGTTCCTGATTGATACGACAGGGTACTTACTGCCTAGCATCTGGTAGCAAGCAAGAGCATCCATTTCCCCTTCTACTATCGTTACATACTTACCGCCCTTGTTAAACAAACGCTGTCCAAACAAGCCACCCTCCCTCCAATCACCTACGGTAGAGAACTTCTTGTCTGCAATACCACGCTTCTTGTACGCTACTACATCGTTACCATTGTGATACGGAAACCAGTAGCTGTTGCTGTCCTGCACAACGCCATACTTCTCACACGTTGCTTTAGTTATGCCTCGATCAACGATAGTCTTAGAGACTGCATCGTCATCTGGTTCTGCCATCTTAGTAGAATGGAGTGTCATCTTGTTCCTTTGTGTTTGATTGTTGTCGCCTGTCCAATGCCTAGTCTTACACGAGAAGCAATAGGTAGAGTTCTCGTAGTAAGTCAGAGCATCAGACGAGCCACAGTCATTACATGGTTGATGTGTTTTTATTTTATTCATAATAAATAATAATAAGTAAT